TGTTGCGGTGGTCGCTCGTGTTACATCAAAATCTCCTATTGGGTCAGGCGGATAGGAAGCGATTAGCTTGCCTTCAAGGTAGGCATTTGGCGTAATGATTAGCGAAGCCGTTTCCATTAATGATCCCAAGCCGTGAAGCGTTTGCCATTGGCAATACTCGGCCTCGTAGCTTGCGCCTAGATACTTAGCGCGTAGTTGCGTTGTGTTGACGTATTTACGTGCGTCATCAATGAACACAGGAAGTTTAACAGAGCCTTTCATATTCTAATCAGTATTGTTACGTAAAAATCCTCAGTTGGCAGGTTGTTGGCGTAAAACTCCACATACCCGTTGAAGCTCTCAGTTAATGGCAATACTTCAATGCCTTGCACAATGCTGTAAGCATCATTTGCCGGAATAATCTCAACAACTTTGGTATCGGTTATTTGAGCATTAGAGTACGTGTATTTATAAATGCCTGAGTCTGGCACCCAATCGCCTGCGCTAATTAGCACACTATCAACTTGGATGGTTGGGGCAACGCTTTTTACTTTGCCGTTCTCAATCATTACGACATGGGTGTCCGTTCCATCTAGGTACTCGGTAACTTGGTCGACTAAAGGAACGTTTAAGAGGTTTGCTGCAGGCACGGGAAAATAAGTGCGCACAGGGTTAGCTCCTCCAAACTGAAAACTATAAACAGGGTCAGAGCCGCCTGCAATGCGATTGGCATAGTAGTAAATGACTATGCGGTCATCAACTGCAAAATCGCCATTATTTAGCAGTGCAACAGCGCTAAACTGCTCAAAAGTTGAGGTTGCTATCGGTGTGGTGTTTGAACTTGTTGCGATTAACGTTTCAACTCCTGCGCCATCTCGGTGAAATACCTTGAAATAAAAGTCGGCTAGGCCTGTACCAGAATTTCTTTTGATATTACCTATTGTGGTAATATTTATAATACCAGGGTTGCCCGCTAAAACGCCAGGTGAAGTAACGAGCCTAGCTAAAAGTAAGTTGCTTGTATTAATGGGAACTGTGCTAAACTCAACCGCAGGCTCAGGATAGTCAGGGTCTGAGATGGTTAATACCATTTTGAAGTAACCTGCAATGTCAGCAGGCGCGTCAGTAGGAAATAAAACCAAGTTGCTAGGCAGGTCGGCCAGCGTAGGTATTCCTTCAAGATTTATTGTAACGTTTGACATAATTAAGGTACTATTGTGATTGTGTGGTCAGCCATTGACGGTAAAGTTACCGATTGATTGAATACACCGTTTACTTGCACTAAAAAGGTAATATCCTCAAGCTCCAAATCGCCACCACTTACCACGCTTTCAACATAGCTGAAATCTGAGTTGTGAACGGTTGCGTTTTCACAAATACCTCCGCCGCCTGTAGTGGCATTAGGCAGTTGTAAAATGATGTTGTCAGAGCCTTTTATATTGCCATCGTACTTGCTTTCATAGTAGGCAACTTTATCAACAAACACCGCTTTAATTTTTGCAAATACGCTATCTGTGTACTCGAATGTTGGTGACTCATCTTCGCTGAGAATTACAGGAAAATCGTAATACATATCCTGCACATGGTTGTTGACGTTGTGGTCAGATATATAGATTTGATTTGCTGTGAGTAGGCATTCTTCATCAATCAAACGAGTCATGCAAGAAAGCAAATAGCTACTGCGAAGCTCGTAACTTCTCAAGGCCTCATTGCGCACTTTTTCGCGCCTGCGATCAGTGTAAATAATGTTTTCAGTTTCGTACTTAGGTTGCATATAGCCGAATTGACCACGAAAGCGCACCGTAGAGGCAAAACCTGAGTCTTTGTAGTTAATACCTTGCTTGCGTACTAAATCGTTGAGCACAACGAATAAACGCACCGTACCAAGCACATTGAATGGTGTGTACTCGACAAGGTTGTAACTGCCATAGTAGAACCAACCTGAGTTACCTGAAAGCTCCCAATTTACGCGAACTTTATAACAGCCTTGAAGCAATACGCTTCCGCTTGCTACTTGTCTCCAATCAATGACAAAACCAACTGCATCGGGTTGGTGCGGGAAGTTTACTGTTATGCCTGGTGCAGGTGATAAATTGCCGTTTGCATCTTCGAGCTCAATGGTCATGTCATCGAACTTATACGCGATGCCTGTGCGGTCGTTTTTATAATAGGCCGCATCTTCAAGGCTTGCGACTACTAACTGAGGCTCAGAACAGAAAACCGCGCCTTTGTCCTCGCGTATCGCATCGCCCGGCAAAGTGATTTTATTAAAGTCTTGTTTATGGACCAAATAAAAGTTGCCTTTGTCGTCTTTTTGATTGATAGTTGCAATGATTGTGCTTGCGGTGTCAATACCGCTTGTATCTATCTCACAAACTAAATGAACCTCGGTTGTGCTTATTTGCTCGATGTCTAACTTTGTCAATCCTGCCTGTGGTTGCAATGGCTTGTCTTGACTTGACCAATCCCAAACCGTTGAAAGGCGTTTGTTAGGGTCGGCCTCTTTTGGTCTTATGCTCAACCATCCCCATATTGAAGGCTCAACCCATTGACCGATTGCAGTTGTAAATATGGCCTTAACGGTCATGATTTGGTTTGCAATAATCGCGGTTTGTTCCGTACCGGTTGCATCAAATAGCTTAATATCGCACGCTTGGTCTTCTGCTGTGTCGTAGTCAATAAGTGAGAAAGGATTTTCCCAATAGTATTCAACATTGTCAGCCGTGAGTAAGCTACATTTTACTTTAATGGTGTAGCCTGATGTGCGCAAATAGCGCATCCACTCGGCATTGAGGCCATTCTCAGGTAATGAGCTGTTAAAAAAGTCTAAGAAAGCGTTGTTTTGAGCTATCCAATAACGCCAGTTAGCCATGAGTGACCAAGTTAGCTTTGCTTCGTATGTTGTGAGCGTTTCAGTGCCCGTAAGCTCTAGAATTAACTTGTTAGCCTGTGGGTTGTCCAAAAATTGCTGAATCGGCTCGTTAAATGAGATTTGAATAACTCCGTTTGGTGTCGTTACGTAGTTGGCAAATGGAATCAATTTCGATACTAGCGCAAATTGACTAGCGTCTGAATCTCTTTCAATGACAACCTCAGCCGTTAACGAGTTTAGAGCTTGGTTTTTGTCTAGGTTGAAAGTTGACTTATAAATGAAGTCATCTTCCGTTGTGAATCGGTTGTCTGTGACATTAACGCCAGCATGATCAGTAAAAAGCTGAGTCAATACACCCGAATAAACACCACCTTGCACGGGGTTTTTGGTCAAAATCCCCTCTTTAAGGTTTAGAGTTACGCCGTTGTTATTGTTGGCCGTGCCGCCTGTGTTTTGTACGGTAAGTGTTAAGCGATATTGTAAATCCTGCGTGCTTAGCGCATCTGCATAAGTGTTAAACGCAGCGTTTGGCGTGAGTTTAAACGTGATTTGGGCGTAACCTGAAAGCTGAGCAAATGTGTAAGCACTCCATACCATGCGCTCAGTACCTACACCAAAAGCTCCATAAATTGGCGTTGTCCCATTAGACCTCACACCTGAGTGCCTAATCAATTGAACATGGCTTTGCGGCTTGTTTTTGTACGTGTCAGGTTGTGGCACCATGTAAAACTGTGCCTCAATCAGATTTGAAATGGCTGCAGCGTTGTAAACTTTGACCGTTATATTGTTTTCCTGCGAAAAATCAATCTCGTCAAGGTTGTTGCCCGAAGCATCCTCAATAGTTAACTCATAAGTGAAGTCATTAACTCCCTGATTGTAGCTTTCGTTTAACCAACCCACGTTACCCAATAAGCTGCCGTTTGCGAGCTTCAATTGAGCGTTAGGATTGTTTACTTGCGGAACGACATAAAGCTCGAAATAAGGCTTTAATGACTGCGATGCCTCAAAAAATGACGGCTCATCAAAACTACCATCCTCAAACAAATAAGGGAAATAGTAAAAAAGGTCTATTTGATAGCGCTTTTTACCCGATAAATCGGAAAGGCGTGTTAATCTGCTAAATACGTAAGAACCTCCCGATTTGTTACCAAGTTGCTCAAGCGTTGTGTTGCCATTAACCGCAAGGCCTGCGAGCACGTCAGTTCTAAAGCGGTTCACTTCGCCATCAATCAAGCTATTAACCGAGCCGCTTGCTGAGTTCTCAACAATATTGTGAAAAATCTCTAAGGCTTGCGGTGTGCTTGCTGTTGTGTTTACGATCGTGAGCGGTGTAGTTCCAACGGTTGACGTTGGCATAATGGCACCAATGAGAATGCCTGAGCCTGCAGGGTCTAGGTTGGTGTTTAAAGTAAGTGTATCGCCGTTTATATCTGTAATGGTTGCGGCAAAACTTGAAAAAGTAATTGTGCTACTACCTTGTTGAACTACTCCGTTTAACTGAATGGCATCGCCTACGTTAAAACCGTACTCAGACCAAACGCCACCAAGCAACTGAATTTCATTATTACTAGGGAATGTTACCGAGTTTTGGGTTGTGCTGAGAAAAGTGAAATCTACGGTAAAGACAATTTGCTCCTGAATCAATTGACCAGAGTTGGCAAGCAAAAACGAGTTGCCTGTTGGCTGATTGAGCGTAGTGTACTTTTTACTTAAAATCGTTAATGCCATAGTGTTTCAATTTTTCTTTTTGAGCCTTTACCTCAGCCATTGCCTCATCAAATTTAGTCATTAAATCAGCAGGCATATGCTCGCGATTAGCTTGGATTTTAACGAGTTCAGGCGTTAGCTTCTGTTCTAGCTTCTTGAATTGCTTTAAAATGTTAGGAATATCCTTCCCTAGAATGTCATTAATTGCCATTGTCTATGATTGTTGTTTGTACGTTAATTGCTTGCTCTCTCACATGAATGGTGGCGGTTGCATAGTGCTCTACTTCGCTCCATTGAATGTTGGTAATCTCGGCTACCTTGCCATTATCCAATACGATATAATTGTTGTCTAGGATTTGGAAAAGCTCTGTTTCGGTCATCGCGATCGGAATGTTCTCAAATACGTGCTTTTGGTTGTTTTGGATATAACGTGAATACCAATACTTTGCTGCCAAGACGTCGCAACCTAGTCTTTGATATTGGTTTGCATTGAGCCTACTGCCATTCATGGCTAGTAGCTTGGTCACATTGAAATACTGCGAGCTTATTTGCAGCACATTTTTACGTGCCTCAACTTTTGCGCTTAGGTTTTTACTTGTAAATAAATCAAGTGCTTTTGCGTAAGCCTTGGCTGCCTCCTCTAAAAAGTTTAGCTTGCCTTTGTTGGTGCCGCGTGCAAAAGGTATATCAATCAAATCAAAGCCTTTAATCAACTCAGAAGCTCGGTCGGTTGTGTTAATTGGGTCGCTAGACACCTCAAATAGATTTTGCTTGGTATCGTCAAACGTGTTGAAATCAGACGGGTCGACTTGGTACTGAATAAGCATGCGTTTGAACTGCTCTTCTGAGTTTAGTTTGTACTCGCTTTGCAATTGGTCTTGTAAGTTGAATGCTTGCAAAAAGCCAGTGTTCGGCGTTTTCTCGAAATACGTTTCATGCTCGATTGTTACAACTCCATTCTTTACAATGGTCTTTGCATTGAATGTGTTTTCAATGACCGTAATTAATTGACCAAGTGTTTGCACTGTATCGCGCGAGCTAGGATAGCCGTTTGTATAGCCATTTGTTGCCACTCCTAAAAGTTCATAAAACCAATTAGGGTCTTTGGGTCTAAGTGGCACGGGAAGGATTACGAAATCTTGAATCGAGCCTAAAAGCGTGCTATTTAGTGAATAACCTAAATGTTGACAGCCTTTGGCAACTAGCCTTTGAATTGTTGCGCCTTTGAATTGTCGGATAGGCTGAAAAATGATATTAATGATTTCAATTCCTAGTTTAGCAAGCGCAATAACAATAGCAATAGAATAAGCAATGCGCGCAGCTAATTTAATGGCCGCCACGGCAATAGCTCCCCAATCTGGCCCTGGTGGAATACCAACCGGAACTAAAGCCTTTGTTAAGTCCGCAACGCCTTGCGCTATTTCTTGAATTGCCTTGTAAAGCTCTTGGCTTAGAGCAAATGTAGCTAAGGCCAAAGAAAGATAATAAGAGCCTTGTTGCTCAGGAATTACTACATAGTCAACGTTGCGCAAATCACTATCTAGCCACTGCAAAGTACCAAACGAAAGACCGTTGGCATTATCAAAGAAATTATCAATAGCCTTATATCTCTTTAGCTTCACCTTGCAACCGCGTTCCTGCATTGTAAAGCTAGGGTCAGAAAAGTCAAGCAGGTATTTAACAACTTGGCCGTTTGAGTATTTGATGTCAAGAGGCATTCCCACAACGTAGCCGTATATAGAAATCCATTGCTTAATGGCATCGAAGTCCTCGCGTACAAACTCGAGCGTGTCGACTGATAGCTCTAATTCTCTGAGTTGACGATCAGTAAAATCAAAGACGTAGTTAACTGAATCTTTGTTCTTTGGATTGCACTCAGTGCCGTTCAAATAGTACCTTATCATTTTACTCTGAATCTGTTTGTTATTTTACGGCCTCCGACTTGTTTGCTTTGCACAATTTCAGCAATGCCACTACTGAAAGACTGCCAATGTACGTTACTCTCAGATTTGTTAGCAACAATGTTTTGAAGCTCTTTGAGTTCACGCGTAAGTATAGCGGTGTCAAAGCCTAAGCCTGCGCCGTTTGCTTTTGGCATTTGTGACATGGTGGCAGCACCTTCAAATGAGTTAAGCAAAGCACTTGTTTGTGTAGCCGTGTAAACTCGGTCACCTGGTGAAAGCGTTGTAAAGCGTGCGCCTTTGCCTGTACCTATTTCCTTAATGTTACCGCGTCTATCGGTAATTAACTCCGCTCCTTTTTCATCGACTACGGACAAACCACCAGGTGCGTTCATGGTACCTGATTCATAGAATTGTAGGTTTTTAAGGAATGAGGTTAAGACCTGCGTGTTTACGATAGTGGATGCCAATGCCTCAGCAGGCGTTTTTCCTTCGCTTAGTGCGCTTTCAAATGTCTTTAAGCCTGTACTCACCAACTCAACTGATTGCTTCGCTCTCTCAAGGCGCAATTGCTCTTGTTGTGCTTCACGTTGGATGCGTATTTGTTCGGCAATAGATTGCTGAGCGTAAATATTGCCATTGGCAGCGAGGTTCTGCAAAAAGTCTTGTTGTTTGGCTGCGGCATCGCTTTCCTTTTGCAATAGCTCAATGCGTCTATCAATTTGGTATTGAATTGCATCGGTAATAGATTGCTGAACGCTCATGATAACCTCATAACGCTCTTTGATGAGCTTCATATCTTCATCATGCGTCTTTTGGTTGGTTGCGTTGGTCTTATCTGCAAAGTCGATTTGCGCATCAATAATCTCGTTATTTACGCGATTAATTTCATCGTACTCCTCTTGCTTCAATCCGGTTACTTTATCAACCGTCTCAGCCGTTACAACCTCTTTTTCCTTTTGAACGTCTTTGTATCTAGTCTCCTCCTCTTTGTTTAAGGCGGTCAACTTCACCTGATAGTTAGCGTTGATTTTAGCCTGAGCATCCGTATTGCCCTCGGCTCCTTTCAATAGATCGTCTCTTTCGTCTTGAAGTGCTTTGAGCCTTAACGTTTTTTCGCGTTGGTATTCATCTTCAATGGCCTTTAGTTTAAAGTCGCGTTGCTGCTCTATGAACTGCGCTTGTATGACATACATTTCATGTATTACCCTTTCTAGTTCATCAACTTGTGCTTGCCCTGTATCCTCAGCAGATTTCACCTCATTAGCAAGCATTGCATCTATGTTTTCCTTATGCTGTGTAATGGTGCGCCCTTGTTGTATTTGGATGAGCTCCTGATTGAGCTGAATGTATTTTGAAACATATTCGTTGCCATATTTGAAAGCGGTGTTGATTTCTTTTTGCGCCTTTACGGTTTTCTCACCACTATCCTCTACTTTGTATCCAAATTTTTCGATTTGCTGTGAAGCTGAAAGTCCTACTATTCCATATTGCTCTAGCCTTTTTTCTGCCGCTTTTAACTCTGCATTTCCTTCCGATATTATCCTTTGTTGCTCTTTAAGCGCATTGGATATTTTGAATACATTTTCTTCATAGCTCGCTTGAAAAGTCGATGCTCCACCAAAACCGCCTGCAGTACCCCCACCAGTGACTACTTGTTGCTGTGCGCTTGCGCTTTCTTCTTGTGCTTTTTTTAGCTCTTTTTGCAGCCTTATCTCTTCTTTAGTGGCTTTACTTATGTCAGATTGAATTTTACTTTGCTTATCGAGATTTAGTTCAATTAGCTTTTCATTACGCATTAATTTGTAGCGTATCTTTTGAAACTCAATGTAATTATTAACCTCAGCATTCAACTGAGCTTGGAATTTCTTTTCGTCCTTTAGGTTCTGAATAGTTGAGCCGTACTCTTCATTAATTTCTTTAATGAGCTTTGCCCTCTCGGCTGAACCTGCATTGGTGGCTTTAAGCATCATGATATTACCCACGAACTCGGCAGACTCCTCCGCTACATATTGACGGCTTTTCTTAGCGTCTTCATTTCTGATTTTTGTTATTCTGGCATTCTCTTCAGCGGCCTTATTTACACCTCCTAAATTAGATGCCCATTCAACAAGTTTGCTACCATACAAAGTAAGTAACGTGACCCCAACAGATAGCAACACCTGCGTAGACATTAGCGACCCTGCAAGCGACTTGAATACGCTTTGCGTTGGCTTTCCTGCGGCAGCAAGCTCGGCATTTGCAGTCTTTAACCTACCTATCTCATCAAAGAACATTGGTAAGTTGTTCGATATGGCCATGAATCCTGTTTGTACGGAATTGGCAAAGGCAGGCATCTCACGAGCTAACTGCGTAACCGAGAAGTTTAATTGAGCCGTTCCGCTTGCGTAGTTACCAACATTTCTTTGGTGCTTGCCCATGGTGGCATCAACCGTCTTAAGTGCAGCATCGTATTTCTGAATTTTGCCCTGCAAGTAATCGTACTCGCGTTGCTCTTTTGCGGTTAGCTTGGCTCCAAGTTCCTTTCTGATTGCTAGGTCTCGATATGTTTTGACCATGCCGGCAAGTTTGCGATCTACACGGGTGTAAATGCTATTTGCTTTCTCAGCTTCACGAACCTCGCTAGCTGTTGCCTTAGCCGCCCTTTCGATGGCTTTGGCCTGTTGTTCTTTAAGTCTTTGATTCTTGGCTTCAAGGTCTATTTGTAGCTTCTGAGTGCGTAGCTTTTGTTGCAATAGCTTCTCGCTTTCAATCTCAGCTTTATTAATGGCTTCAATATCCTGCACGGTCTTAGCTGAGGCCTTACCTAAGTCATTAACCATTGTTGAGGCAATAGATTTTAATGCCTTGTCGAATTGTTCGAGCGAGCCTAGAGTTGAAGCGATGTCGTTTGAAATCTCTTTAAACGGGTCGCCCTGTACTATATCACTTTTCTTTATTGCTTCTGACATACTGCTCTTGCATTTCTTTAAATTCTACAATAGTTACTTGCTTGGTATCTATTCGGTAACCGAGCCATTTTGATAGGTAAATCAAAACTTGCTGAATGGTCATGCCGTCATGTTTTGACGGGTCTAGTTGCTCAAGTTCAATTTGCGCTATCTCGATGTTGTTTAACAAAAATACGTTGTTTGTCTGTATGTAGGTTAGACGTAGCTTTGTAAGATGCGCCTTTTGAGACAAATAGCGCTCGAGTTGCTCGCCAAGTCCGTAGCGATCTAGATACTCGTTGTAAAGCCTTACCCAATTCTCAATATCGGTTTCTCTAGGTTTATGATCGCGATTCGCGTATTGCAAATGGCCCTCTTGGCACTTCTCCCAATTGTACAAAGGCATCTCGCTAATTGAGGCCCAAGATGTCTTTGAATTGTTTGATGTAGCTCTCTTTGACCATGTTTTGAACTTTGATAAGATTTTCATCGGTTAGCTTTAGTATTTTTGTTGTGTACCATTTTTTATCCTCCATCTTCTGAGTGTCGGCATCTATCTCGATGGATTCCATCAGAACGCGCACGTACATTGAGCGGTAAAATGCGCCCGTGTCGTAAAGCGTGTAAGGTGTGTTAAATTTCTTCTTTGGGTTGATTCTGGCCGTAAGCATGGAATAGTAGCCTATGACCTTACCGGTGCCATCTATCCCTTTTTTCATCAACTGCTCTTGGCGTATTAAATCGAGTATTTCGGTCTTTGTTCTAGGCGAAAAGGCATTGTACCAAGCGACTGCCTCATTGAGCAATTTGCCCTTACGTAACATTTCATGCAGCTTACTTTTCCCGATTGCCATAAATACAAAGTAACAAAAAAGGCGCATCGCTGCGCCTTTCTTTCATATACAAAACAAACAAACTATGCCTTTTTGATAATCGGTTGCGCTTGTTTCCAAGCCTGTTTAACCACCTCAGCAGGGAAGTTCGCAAAGTGTGCAATTGCTTGCTTTTGCGTCATCCCTTCAAATGCAAAGGCATTGAATTGGTGGTTACCGATTTTAATTGCAGACATCATGTTAAACAATAAATGTTTTTGTTTCTCCTTCAAACCCGTTCAAAAGGTTTCCTGTTGCAGCTCTGAAAGCAGACAATGCGAGAAGATCTCCTGTTGCTTGAGCTGGGATAGTTATCGTGTAATACCCATCCTCAACAATTGATTCAGACATTGAAGATATAGTAATTGGTAATCCTGTTGAGTAATTAATTAGTGTCATATCGCCAATTAATGCGCCTCTCCAAGGTAAGCGTTTGACTGCATTGCCATATTCATACTTAGCTCTGAAATCAATCTGTGTTGGGGCAATTACTTCAACTTCAAAATCAACGTCGATAAGTCCGTTAAGCTCAAGAGCAGAGAAAGGAGCGATTAAGCTAGATGGAATCATCCACTGATCACCATCAGTTGTGATGAGTGAGTAGTCCATTGAGAACATAACTTTTGCACCTGCGTCAGAAGTTGCGTCAATGTACTTAGCGTAGAAGCTATATTGGTTTACAGGTCTAGGAACGAGTTTATCGCCTTCTAATTGACCTTTAAGGTTACCACAAACGTCAACTAAGAAAATACCGAAGTTCACGCAGTTGTCAGAAACTTTACCGAAGTATTGTTCGTTCACACCCCAAGCCTCGAAAGTAACTGTTTTGATACCGTTGCGAGTTTTGAAACGCTCACCATTGTCAGCAGTCTCAAAGTTCGGGTCAGCCTCCTCGTGAGTTACGTTACGAAGGTTGTTAAATGGATACATTCTTTTTGACGGGTCAGGGTTGTTGATCGCGTCAAGAATATCCTGTGCAAGTGTTGCACTTGTTAAGTCGATACCGTTACGAGTACCATCGTTTGCAAGAATAGGCATCATGTAAACTCCTGACGTAACTCCAAAAGGTTTAACCCCCGGATAGCCAGTGTTTCCAATTCGCCCCTTGCAGTTACATCCAGCAATAGCCATAATCTTGTTTTTTAATTGATTAAATAAAAATTGTTCGTACCAAAATTAGCAATTTTCACAATATCGCTTTATCATTTTGAAATTCACGTCAAGTTCAATTGCCGAAAGCGTGCTATCGAACAAAGCCTTGTCGATGCCGTTTTCGTTTTCTGTACCAAATTTAGGAAAGTCGCGAGTAGCGTAATTAAGGCTATCGCCGTCAAAAATATTGCTTAGCCTGTTCATTGTAGCCATGAACTCATTGAGTAGCGCATATAGCGGTTTTATGGCCTCATCTTGGCGGTCTACGTTTAGTTTCTTCCAATCAGACCAATGCACAAACCAAAGTTTTGCAATTACGGTCTTTGAGCCTCCTGCGTTGTAGTTATCGGTTTTCTCCTCAGTTGGGGAAACTAACCAAATAAATGGCAGTTTATCGCGCTCCTTGTTTTGCTTGGTTGTTGGGTCCACGTATTTATTCCACTCCCATTTTGTGTTTGAAAGCGTACCATTCAAAAGCAATGGTTTAGGTAGTGAATAGATTTCTAAGCCTGTGAGCTCTACATCTGTCTCAACAATGAACTCAACCTCAGAAACAATTTGAACTACTTTGGTAGGCACTCCGTTAATGAGTAAACGATCAAGGTAAAGGCGTAGCCATTTGGCATCGCAAAACGTAATCGACTGCGTGAAATTGACATCGTCAAACGCACCAACCTCAACAGATTTCAGTGAGTTGTCTAGGTTGTTGATTACAAATTCCTGTATTTGCTCGCTAATTAGCTTCATATTAACCAAGAGGTTTTGAACTCAGTTCCTTTGTATGTAGGATAAACAAGCTCTTTGTTGAGCTCAATGTATTCTTGTAATAATAGGCTGTTTTTCACAGCATCGTTGTACAACTTGAATACGCTTGTGTAATTGTCATTTGCAAGCTCGCCTGCTTCGATTTTAGGCCTCATTTGGCCAATGCTAGTATTTAGTGTGATTTGTTCACGTTGATACTTAGCATAAATCATGGCGGTCAAGATGTCGTAAAGACCTGAGCAATATTTGCCCTCACCGCATTTGCCCTCAAAAGCAAACTCAGTGAGTAGCTTCTCAAGTTCTGGCACCGTTGGGTCATCGTAAAGCAAATTAGTCAACTCATAACCAAGCATTTTGTAAACGGTTGGCTTCTCATAGAGCTTGATATACTCCTCAATTACGGCCTCACCATTGTTAAAAGCAACGGTAATAGCATAACGATTGATAAAGTTTTCAGGGGTTATAAGTTGACTGACTGCCATGGTAATTACTCGATTACGATTTCTTCACCTTCTTTTTTTGCATCGGCTTCAGGAGCTTCGTTAGCCTCAGGAGCTTGTGGCTCTTCAACTTCAACTTCAACTTCTTTCTTTCCTTTTGCTTTAGCTTTTTCTTTCGCGTCTACTGCCACAGCTTTTCCATCTTTGATGAGTGCCTCAGCAAATTTGTCAGATAGATCTACAACGTGACCTTTGCGATTAGGGTGAAATTTCTCGGTTAATTTAACTTTCATTGTGTAAAGTATTAAAGGTTTCTATGCTACAAACCCCGACAAACCGCTGGGGTTAATGTCGGGGCAAGTGTAGCAGGTTATTACTCTTAGTCAGTAGTAATCAAAGTGATAGCGTCAGCCATTACACCTTTAACCAATACTTGAGTATCGTTTGCAGAAACGAACTGTACCAATGCTTGCTCAGCAAGGATTGTACGCATGTTGTTCGTAAAGTCGTTACCATCTTCTCCAATGTTGATTGAAAGACCTTCGCGGAAACGAACGTTTACAACTGACAAGTCACCACCAACGAAGTCAAATCCTGAACCAACAAGCGCAAGCTCTGGAATCAATTGCATTCCGGCAACTTGAGTACCATCAGCAGATTTGAAAGGTGGGATTAAGTAAATGCCGTCAGCAGATTTCTCCATGTCCATAGTGGCAAGGATGTCAGGGTTAACGAATACAGCAGATGCAGTACCGAAACCTTTTTGTACTTGCAAAGCTAATGCGCGGAACACGTCAAAGTTTGAAGGTGCAGCAGTCGTAACGCCACCACCTGTGAACAAAGTCGCGTAGTCAAGAAGACCATTGAGCATTGTGCCGTCACCAGCAAATAACTCAGTTACAGTTGCAACCTCGATACGACGTAACAAGTTTGCTTGTAAGTAAGAAACCAACTGCGGAAGGTCGCGAAGCATCTCAGTAGAAACTTTGCAGTAAACTGCGATTTTCTGAACCTTAGCTTCTTTCTCTTTGTACTGAACAGACACGTTTGTTTTACCAGTGCCCTCACCAATGAAGATTGGCGTACCTTGCTCGTTGTACTCTTCAACCCACATTGCTACGCGGTTGTTGATTGTACCAACTGAAACAAGACCTAAATAACGAGATACACGTGAACGTACTGCGCTAATTACACCCGTGAAAGATGTTAACAACCAATGTGAAGCTGAGTCACCTCCAAGGATAGTGTTTGCTTCAGTTACGTTAACTGCTGCCTTCACTTGGATGTCCACGTTAGCACCTTTGGTATTGATTGCGTTGTTGATGTCCTCAGCTTTAGCCTCGAATGCGCTCATTAAAGCCTCACGGAAAGATTTAACTTCTTTCTGCGGCTCGTTGTTAGCTTGTTTCAAAGCCTCGATTTGAGTCTCAACATTTGTGATCGCCTCTTTAATCGCTGTGACGTCGTTAGCGCTTTTTAATTCTTCGATGGATGCTTTGATAGCCTCAACATCTGTTTGGTTTGCAAAACCCTTAGTTGCTAGTTTTTCCTCAAGGGCTTTAACTACTTCTTCTACTGTAAACATTTTATTAGAATTTAGAAGTTAGAAATTACTTTGCTCCAATCCAAGGCAGGAGCTTCTTTGCCTTCTTGAGTGTCTTTAGACGGCTCGTTGTTAGAAGTGCTTTTGGCGGCTTCCTTGCGACGTGTTCCACAGCCTTTGCAAAGTCCGTTACCATTGTCGACTGTCATGGTGTCGGTTTCTGTTTCGCACGTGTCGCAGTATTCTTTATTTGAGTTCTCTACAATAGAGATTACAGGTGTAATTGCATTGCTACCTTTTACAACGGCAGAACCTTCCACTACTTTTGCCTCGGTAACTGCCCAAAAATAACCGTAGTTGTCGGCTACTTCTTTGTTGACTACCTGAGGATAGTATTTATCCCAATTCGCCTTCTCACTTGCGTAGCTTGGTTCGTTGGTATCTACACAAAGGAAAAGTTTAACGTAGCGCATCCCAACCGAGTGGTTCAGAACGTAGCCGTTTTTATACTGCTCAAACATGAACGGATTGCGCTTGTTGTCAATCGTTACGTCAAAGACAAGAGCCTCAGTTGAACCCTCGTAACTTGCCCCGAGCTTACTCCAAGGCATTTTCTTTGTCGATGCCGTGAAGTCGTTATTTACGTTGTCAGCGATTACGTACTCGAACTCCATTTCATGCTCTTGCAATAAGTAGAGCGTTTTCATCTCCTGCAAAGACTTTTTCCAAAGACCAGGGATATGACAGTCCATGTGTGAGTCAATTACGTTGGTAGTATTAATACAAAGGCCGAGTTTCATGGTGCCGAGCTCCATAGCTTGACCGTTGCCATCTTGTTTGATTACCTCGGTTTTGTGGTTGACTTCGCCATAAGAACCGAACACTACATCTCCATGCTTTAAAGTCGATGTCTTTTTCGCGTATAAAAGCTCCTTGTTGGCTAGTACATCTTTAATTGATTCCTCTCTAGTCATTTCTTTACAGTTTCATTTGAGACCTTAACAACCTCCTTAACTTGCTTGATTGCTTCGATTTCTTTCGGCGTTAAATTACTCATATCAAAGTTATTTGAGCAAATTTATAATAATTTTGGCCTACACATTAAATTTAAACGATGGACTTTTTCAGCAAAGTATTCGCGCTTTTCGGCATCAACAACCCTAATTACTATACCACACAACAAATCGGAACGGTTGTGCCTGAATGGGTGAACACATCTGATAAGTGGAATTTGTATTATTCTATTCCAGAACTCAACGCAGTAATTAACCGATTTGCTGACATGGTAGCAAGTGCTAATCCAATGATCGTCGACAAAGAAGGCAACCCCGTAAAAAATAACGGCAACCCGATTTTCAAACTAATCGACCGACCTAACGCAATGCAGTCTTGGGGCAAAATGATGAAATTCGTTGCTATTAATCAGTGCATTACAAATAACGTCATTGTGTACGCTCCAAACGGCTCGTTTGGTAAATTGCAGTTAATGCCTTTGGCTTTCAATAACGTGAAGATTGTGCCAACCGGTCAAAACCTCATCACTGTTGATTTGAAGTCGTTTATTAAAGAATTTCAAATACCAATCAGTCGTATTGATACCTACACTACGTTTTTACCTGAGGAGATTATTTACATCACCGAGGTGGATGGTATTGATATGTTCAACTCGCGATCTAAGATTGATGCGTTAAAGATGCCATTGAGCAACCTGCAAAAGCAATACGAAAAGAGAAACGTGCTACTTCGCAATATGTTTTCACTTGGTATTTTGTCGAGCGGCAACAAAGACGACATTTCATCGCTTCCTTTAGAAGATGAGGACATCAAGAAAATCCGAAAGGACATGAAGGCGAGAAATGAAGGTGAGGTTATTATAACCGACAAGCCTATCAAATTCGAGCCTATGACATTCCCTGTCAAAGACTTGATGCTATTTGAGGAAATGACCGCCGACAAGTTGGCCATTATTGATGCCTACGGATTGAATCAACATATGTTCGGCCAAGGTGAAGGCGGCAAAGGCTCAACTTTCTCTAATGTAGAAATGGGAGAGCGTCAGGCGTACAACTCAACTATCATTCCAACAACGGAAATCCTATACGATGAGTTCACTAAGCAAATGAAGCTCCATGAGGAGGGAATGTACTTGGTGCCAGACTTCTCTCACATCTCTGTGCTTAAAGAGGACCAAACGCGAAGTGCTGAGGCTATGTTTAAACGTGCCAGCGCAGTTGAAAAGATAAGCAACATTACTCCGCTTAGCGATGAGGAAAAACGCAATTTACTCGGCATCTAGTTTAGGCAACATCGCCTGAACAAACAACGCTAAGCCTGTAACTGCATCGGGCGCATCGTCATTCTTATTCTTACCCTCTTTTTGATAGCCTTTAAGGTTGTGGATAAATTGCCCATACTCGCCGATTTGGTCGGCTAGGAATCTGAATTTGCGCAGCACGTAGCTACTATTCATTATAATTCGGGTCTCTTTGTTTTGGTTGTTCACAACAGGCAACAGCCTCGTTTTTGTGGCCTTGCGTAGCGACTTGATGAATATCGCCCCCATTCCATTGGTTTCAACTCGGCAATAGCTCACGTTGTTGTCATCCAATACCTTGGCACATAGTGGGATTGTAACGTCAGTATTTGCCTTTGAGAAAACTACATCTGTGATGTACACATCTTTTCCGACTATATGGCCAATGACAAGGCAAAGGAAGTCGCTGCCCTCGTCAGCCACGTCAATGTAAGCAAATGCGCCTGCGGTGTGTTTCTTGACCGCCTGAACGTCTTTAAATGTACGTAAGTGCTCAAACAAACGGCCTTTGATGTCAACAGGCTGCTGCATGTACTCGGCCATCCAAATCTCCTCCCTGGTCTTTTGCTTTTTACGCAAATATTCTTCGGTTGTCATTACAGCCTCACAAAACGAAAGCAATTCACCGTCTTGCTCAATGAGTGCCGGCACAATGATTTGTCGGTCGTAATATCCTTGCTCAGTATTTTTACCGATAACATCGTCACGGGTCCATCTGGTGCCAATATCAATCTCAGCGCATCCACTTTCCTTACGTGAGTCATGTGTTGCCTCCTTCCATGAGTGCGTTTTTTCGCGTATGGTTTCGCTCATCGCATCTTCCATGGATTTAAAAAGGTCATCGGTAATAGCTAGCTTACTTGCACCAAATCCAATGATTGTACCGCCAACGCCTCGGCCAAAATATCCGACTTGTTTTGAGTAATTAGTCGACCAAGCATCAACGCTACCTCGGTCATCTGATAGCCTCACTTCTGGAAATACCTGCATAAATTTTTCTGATCGTACAATATCCCTTGCATCGTATGAAAGTTTTTGAGCAAGAGTTGCAGTACAGGTGTTTCTCATTACGCTTTCAGTTGGATGCTTTCCAAGTGTCCAAGCACAAAACAATGAGGTTATGTAGGATTTACCTGCGCGAGGTGGTAACGATACTGCCAGCGTTCTGATTACTCGGTCATCAATATCTTGAAACGCCTGTGCGATTTCTTTGAGGTATGGCCGTGATTTGAAAAAGTCATAGTCATAGAAGAAACAGAACGCAACGAAATTACTTCGTGCGGCCGATTGCAGTAATGGCTTTATTTCATCATAGCTTGTCAATGAGCTTCGTTATTTGGTCATCGTTTAGCTCAATTCCTTTCGGGGCGTTTAGGCTTTGGTTGTTGGTTGTAATGTCGACCTTATCGCCGTACTTCTTAGGCATCATTTTAGAAAGCATCCATTTGCGCGTGTCGATTTGGAGCTTGTTTCGGTGGATTAAATTGAAATCAACTCGCTTTATTCCTTTGTCATCAATATGAATATCACAGTCTTGTTTATCTGCAAGCTCTAGCATTTCATCAAAAATCATATCTGCACGTTTACAGCACGCGCGCGCGTATTGCTTTGAGTTTAATTCGTCAGAATCCAGCCATTTATCGAACAAATCGCTACTAACTCCGACCTTCAACATCGCTTTCCTCGCACTAAGTCCTTCAAGCTCAATAAGTTGCAAAACCTTAAAAAAGTTCTCAGGCGTATTTTTCACAGCAGGCACACCTGTTTTTTTTCTCGGTTGCCCTGCCTTTGTTAATGGACTAGGCTTTTTCCTTGGTGCTCTTGGTTTTTTCTCTTTCTTTTCCATGTTACAATGTATAAAAAAGGCCGACAATGAGCCGACCTAATTGCATCAATCAACGTACCAAATTTAGCGTTTTCTGTACAATTGAAAAAATCTAACAAGCATCCTTGCCTTTCTTTGTTCGGGGTGTTGTCCGATTATTTCAAGGAGTTTCGGATAAAGTGGCAGCGCTGAAATGGCACGGTTAAAACGTCTATCTGTCATTGCTCCGTGAACAATTAAACGCCCGATTTGCTCGTATTGTTTAGCTTGTAGGTCTTTTTGTTTTTTACCGAATAAGCGTCTAAGAAAAGAAAACATATTGAAAGAATTTGAAGATTGAAAATAAGATGAGTGCCCAAACAATGCGGTAAGTAGTCAGAAGGACAACCCACCAATTTGGGTGATTAAGGGCTACATTCTGGTGCCATTGGTTGCCAATTGGATAGAATGAAGTGAATAATCTATCTGCAATGAATAGGTAAAGATAAATAGGCGCTAAAATGATGAATTTTGCTATTGTGATGGCTTTTTTCATGTGTTATTGAATATAAACGCGGTCGCGCATTTTGTGATTGATAATTGACTCCATTTCTGAAATGATAGTCTTTGTTGTTTTGATTGCCTCGATTCTACGGCCTGATTCCTTGAGTTTGGCTATCATTTTGCCATGATCGTATTTGCCATTATTTTGAAGCGCAAGCATAACGAGATACATCCTTGAGCTATATGGGTTGTCCATGTGGCCAATGAAGTCGGTGAGCATTTCGGTGAGCTCAACAATATGATCGTAATGGTTCAATCTGAATT